GCCATCTAGATTTACTTACTGAGCCAACTTTTCGCGTTTGTGCAGGTCAGGGGGCTTCGGCGTGCGGACCACGAACCGGGGCCAGCTCGAGCAGACGCTGAAGGAGCTGCGCCGCCTCGGCCGCATCGAGAAGATCGACGCCGCCGCTGTGCAGGCGCTCCGCTCGATGTCCGCCGCGCTGGACGGCAACCCGGAGAACGCGGCGCTGTGGCGGCAGTACCGGGAGGCGCTGAGGGAGCTGACGGCGGATGACGATAACGGCTCCGTCGACGCGGCTCTTGCCGACCTGTTCGCCGAAGTGGGCGACCAGGCGCCGTCCTGAGCGGGATTCGTTCGGCGGCGAGCTGGCGTCGGTCGCGGCCAAGCTGGGGCAGCCGTTCATGCCGTGGCAGCGTGACGCGGCCCTGGTCGGCTGCGAGATCGACCCGGACACGGGCCTCCCGGCTTACCGCAAGGTGCTGATCACGGTGCCGCGGCAGCAGGGCAAGACGACGCTGTACCTGTCCTGGCAGATCAGCCGGTGCCTGTCGCCGCGGTGGGTGCAGCCGCAGCGGTCGGCGTTCACCGCGCAGTCGGGGAAGGACGCGCGGGATAAGTGGATGGATGAGCTGTTCCCGCTGATCCGCCGGTCACGGGCGCTGAAGCCGCTGGTGTCCCGGATTTACGAGGGCATGGGGAACGAGTACGTCAAGTTCACGAACGGGTCGCTGATCCGGCTGCTGTCCACCTCGTCGTCGTCGGGGCATTCCAAGACGCTGCACCAGGCGGTGCTGGATGAGATCTGGCATGACGCGGACTCCCGCCGGGAGCAGGGCCTGGGCCCGTCGATGCTGACGATCGCGGATGCGCAGGTGCTGATGTGCTCGACGGCGGGGACGGCCGCGTCGGTGGTCCTGAACCGGTACATGGAGCTGGGCCGCGCGGCCGTGCAGGCGGATTCAGGGCACGGCATCGCGTACATCGAGTATTCGGCGCCGGACGGGTGGGACCCGGAGGATGAGGCGTCGTATTACGGGTTCATGCCGGCGTTGTGCCCGGATCCGCCGTGCCGGTGCGGCGGCGGGCGGTGGCGGCACACGGTGACGCTGGACGCGATCCGCAGCGAGCGTGCGTCGATGGAGCCGCCGGAGTTTGCCCGGGCGTACGGCAATGTCTCGAATACGACCGGGCAGCGGGCGAGCATGCTGGCTGGCGGGTGGGGTGACCGCGCTGACCCGGGGTCGCAGATCAGCGGCCCGGTGGCGCTGGCGTTCGCGGTGGCGTCCGACGAGTCCCCGTGGCCGGGCGCGACGTCGATCGCGGTGGCGGGCCGCCGCGCTGACGGCCTGGGTCACGGCGAGCTGACGGAACCCGTCCGGCCGGGGACGGCGGGGCTGGTGGACCGGCTCGTGGAGCTCGCGGAGCGGCATGATCCGTGCGTGCTGGTGCTGAACGGCGCCGGCGGCGCCGAGGTGTTCGTCAAGGAACTGGTCGAGCGCGGGTTCGTGGTGACGGCGCCGGGCAAGGATCCGCCGCCGGGGAAACGGCGGCTGCAGGTGACGGGCGCGCGGGAGTACGCGCAGGCGTGCGGGGCGCTCGCCGATGACGTGAAGAACGACCGGTGGCGCCACCTGGGCCAGGGCCCGCTCGACGACGCGGTCAAGGGCACGCGGACCCGGACGCTGAAAGACGCGTGGGCGTGGTCATGGCACGGCGCCACGGCCTGCAACGCCCCGCTGGAGGCGATCACCCTAGCGAGGCACGGGTTCATGACCCACGGGACGGCCCCGCCGACACCGTTTTTCGGATCCTGGCGCTGAGGAGCCCAAACGTTGACATCCGTCGCTGAGCGCATACCTCTGGACCGCATCGAGCACCGCGCCCGGCATGCCCGCCCAGGCCGGGCCGTCCTGGTCGTCGTCGCGTCGCTGCTGTTCGGCCTCGGCTGGCTGGCATGCAAGGCGTGCGCGCTGTCATGGCTGGCGCTGGCTTGGTGCGGTTCCGCGGTCATCGAAGGCTGGCAGTCGGCCAAGGCCGGGCAGCGAGCACCCTAACCAGGTCGGGAGGCCATGAGTGGGCGTCCTTGACCGGGTCAATGCCCGCGCGGCCCGCCGCGGCGGCCGTGACGAGCAGCGGTACAGCATCGACTCGTGGATCAGCGACTACCTGATCCCGTCGGGCGGCCAGTTCTCCTACGGCAGCACGTCGTACCCGTTCGGCCTGGGCCAGCAGTCCCTGGCCGGGAACCGGGCCGCGGAGATCGCGAACAGCCTGCCGGGATACCGGGCGGCGCTCCAGGCGTGCCCGCCGGCGTTCGCCGCGCAGATGGTCCGCGCCCTGGTGCTGTCCCAGGCCAGGTTTACCTTCAGGAACCCGCCGTGGCACCGGGCGACGCCCCGGCGGACGTTCGGGAACCCCGACCTGGGGCTGATCGAGCGGCCGTGGCCGAACGGCACGACGGGCGAGCTGGTGTCCCGGATGGAGTGGCACGCCGGGCTGGCCGGGAACGCGTTCGTGTACCGGCAGCCGGGGCGGCTGCGGGTGCTGCGCCCCGACTGGACCGGGATCATCTACGGGTCGCAGGCCGAGCCGGACTGGCCGTCGGGCGCCCTGGACGCGGACCTGATCGGCTACGTCTACGCGAACCGGGGTGTCGGGGTCGGGGAGCCGCACTTGCTGGACCCGCGGGACGTGGCGCACTGGTCGCCGCTGCCGGACCCGGAGATGACGGGCCTGGGCATGTCGTGGCTGACGCCGGCGATCCGGGAGATGCAGGGTGACCGGCTCGCGTCGGAGCACAAGATCCGGTTCTTCGAGCAGGGCGCCACGCCGAACCTGGTGGTGAAGGGGATCCCGGCGGTGTCGCGGGAGGCGTTCACTGACCTGGTGAATGACATGGAGGAGCGGCACGCGGGCGTCGCGAACGCTTACCGCACGCTGTACCTGACTCAGGGCGCCGACGCGACGGTGATCGGCAGCAACTTGCAGGAGCTGGACCTGGCCGCGGTGCAGGGCCGGAACGAGACGCGGCTGTCGGTGCTGTCGCGGGTCCCGGCGGCGGTGCTGGGCATCTCGGAGGGCCTGGCCGGGTCGAGCCTGAACGCGGGGAACTTCGGGATGGCCCGGCGGATCATGGCGGATACGTGGGTGTACCCGACGCTGCAGGACCTGGCGAACTCGCTGGCGTCGGTGGTGAAGGTCCCGGCGGACGCGGAGCTGTGGTTCGACACGGCGGACATGCCGATCCTGCGGGAGGACGCCCGCGACGCCGCTGACATCGAGGCGGTGAAGGCCGTGACGATCACCTCCTACGTGAAGGAGGGATTCACGCCGGAGTCGGCGGTGGCGGCGGTCCGGGGGCAGGACGTATCGCTCCTCAAGCACGGCGGCCTTCTGTCGGTCCAGCTCCAGCCGCCGGGGTCGGCCCTGCCGGGAACTCCGGCGGCACCTGTCCCTGCGGTACTGCCGGCGGACAGCGGCACGGGAGGAGCAGGCAATGGCTGACAGGGGATCTGACCTGAAGTACGGCCACGGGTCGGCGCTGTGGAAGTACTGGACCGCCGGCGAGGGTTTCGCGAAGTGGTCCGGGGCCGTCCACAAGTGGACGACCCTGCGGGACCTGCTGCTGAAGGCCGGCGTCCCGCCGCTCGACGCCGACGGGCTGACCACCAACATCATCACCGCGACAATGCCGGGCTACATGAAGCAGGCTCACGCGAAGGAGAGCAAGCACATGACGCACTTCGCCCCGGCCCTGGATGTGGTCCGCTCCGGCGGCGGCATGGAGCTGCAGCCCGCCGAGGACGGCTCGCTGGGCACGCTGACCGGCCGGTTCTCCGAGTTCGGCCGCTGGTACCGGGTGTCGTCCAAGATGGAGGGTGATTTCCTCGAGCGAGTCGCCCCGGGCGCGACCGCGGACACGATCCGCGACAACAGGGACTCGATGCGGGTCCTGTTCGACCACGGGATGGACGCCCAGATCGGCAACAAGGTCCTCGGCCCGATCGCGTCGCTGACTGAGCGCAGCGACGGCCCCCACTATGAGGTGCCGCTGTTCGACACCAGCTATAACCGGGACCTGCTGCCGGGCCTGAAGGCGGGCGTGTACGGGGCGTCGATGCGGATGCGGGTCACCGGCGACGAGTGGGATGACAAGCCGGCCCGGTCCGACGCGAACCCGGACGGCCTGCCGGAGCGGACGATCACGGCGATGAAGGTGCTGGAGTTCGGCCCGGTGACGTTCCCGGCGAACCCCGGCGCGTCGGCCGGGATCCGGTCCGGCACCGACGACTTCTATCACCGGCTGCGGCAGGTGGACGCCCCCGCGTTCGAGGACGCGCTGCGGGCGTGCGGCCTGTCCGCGGAACTCATCGAAGCCGGGGTCCGCTCCGGCTTGCCGCTAGAAGACTTCACCGGGCGGGACGGCGCGCGGAGCGCCCCCGGCGGTGACGAACCAGAAGATGACGTGCAGCCAGGAAACGGCGAGCCGTCGCCAGCCAACGGAAACCGGGCGGCCCTGCGGGGCCGCGCCTGGCGCATGAGGAGACAACCGTATGCCTGAGAAGAAGACCGAGGTGCAGGAGCCGTTCATGCCGGAGAGCATGGACGACCTCCGCGGCCGCACCCCCGACGAGCTCCGCAAGATGCTCGAGGTACTCGACGCGCACCTGAAGTCGCTGCACCAGTCCGACGAGGGCGAGCTCCGCGACCTGTCCGACGAGGAGGAGTCCGCGTTCAACGTCGGGATGGACCTCCGCACCGAGATCGTGGAGCGGCTCGACAAGCACACGAAGATCGCCGAGGTGTTCCGCCGTCGCCCGGCCGTGGTGCAGCAGGCCATGGCCAACATCCGGTACGGCCTCGACGATCCCGCCGGGGACACCCGCCGGCTCACCAACCCCGAGGCCCGCGACAAGGCGCTGCGGGTCCTGGACTCCCGCGACGCGTCCGACCTGTCCGACGCGCAGAAGACCCAGGTGGAGAAGATGCTCCGCCGGGACACGATCACCGCACGCCGCATCCTCGTCACCGAGAACGAGGACTACCGGACGGCGTGGATGAAGATGGTCACCGACGTCCACCCGGTCCTGACGCCGGAGGAGAACCGCGCCGTCCAGGCCTGGTACGAGTTCCGTGCGCTGGGTGACTGGACGACTACAGCGGGTGGTTTTGGCATCCCCGTATTCATCGATCCGAGCATCATTTTGACTGCTCAGGAGTCCGGGAACCCGTTCCTGGCCATCGCCAAGCAAGTCACCGTCAACACCAATCAATGGAAGGGCGTGTCCAGCGCGGGTGTCACCTGGGCGTTCCAGACGGAAGCCGCGGCGACGACGGACAACTCCCCGACGCTGGCGCAGCCCACCGTGCTCGTGCACATGGCACGCGGGTTCATCCCCTACTCGATCGAGGTCGGGATGGACTACCCGGGGTTCGCCTCGGAGATGTCCACCCTGCTGGCGCAGGGGTACGACGAGCTACTGGTGAACAAGTTCACCATCGGGTCCGGCACGGGCGAGCCGAAGGGCATCCTGACCGCGATCAGCGCGGTGTCCGGTGACCGGGTGAAGGTCACCACCGGCGGCAGCATCGGCGCCCCGGATCCGTACGCGGTGTGGAAGGCGCTGCCGCAGAAGTACCGGCGGAACGCGTCGTGGCTCATGTCCGTGGGCGTGAACAACGCGATCCGGCAGATCGGCGCGGCCAACGTGTTCCACGGCTACACGGTCAACCTGCCCGAGGGCTGGGCGGACCAGCTGTTCAACCGGCCCGTCTACGAGTCGGCGTACATGCCCGACACCACCACGTGGACCACCACCGCCGAGGGTCAGGCCATCGTCGGGGACTTCCAGAACTTCGTGGTGGCCCGGAACGGCGGCATGTCCGTCGAGCTGGTCCCGCAGCTGTTCCAGCAGGTCACGGCCGGCACCGGGCCGGCTGTCCCGACGGGACAGCGGGGCTGGTTTGCCTACGCACGTATCGGGTCCGATTCAAGCAACACCGCCGGGTTCCGCCTCCTCGTCGCGAACTCGTAAGGAGCCCCGATGGCTGACCAGAAGCCCGCTGAGCAGCAGAAGCCCGCGCCGAAGGCGGCGCTGGGCAGCGCGGGCGCGTCCAGTAACCCGCTGGTGCACCAGCTGCTCGCCGAGCGGGCCATCGCGGCCAGCGATGGCGTGGACGACAAGGACGCCATGAAGGCCCTGGACGGGAAACTGGCGGACCTCGGCGTCTCCGTCGACGCCTGACACCGGGAGGGGCCTGACGGTGGTTACCTACCAGCCCGCGGGCGATTCGTGTTACGCCCCGGTCCAGATCCTGATGGCGCAGTGGCTGATCTTCACCGAGAACGGGCAGTCGTCTGCGGCTGCCGCGGTGGAGACGCAGCTGAACGCGCTGGGCGCGTCGATGACCGGCGCCTGAGCAGACTGGCGGCCCGGGGGGTTCCAGCTGGCCCCGGGCGCCACCGAAACCTGGGAGAAGAACCGTGGATGTCGTCTACGTGAAGTACAACGCTTTCGTGGCACCCCTGCACCGCGCCATCCACCAGGGTGAGCACTGGCCCGCCGATGACCCGGTGGTGAAGGCCATGCCGGACGCGTTCTCGCCGGACCCCCGCTACGGCGTGCAGTTCTCCGGCTCGCCGCCGCCGGAGCTGGCCGACCCGCCGGTGGAGCAGGCGACCGCCGGGCCGGGCGAGAAGCGGAACACGCGGCGTGGCTGACCCGGCAGCGGAGGGCCGTGACGGCGCGGTCGCCGTCGCCTACGTCTACAACGGCCACCAGGTCGCCTACTCCTGGCACCACTCGATGATCGAGCTGATCGGCTACGACCTGTGCCATGAGGGGCGGATCATCCGCGGCGGGTACGTCGCGATGAAATGCGGCACCGACGGCCTGGTCGACGCCCGGAACAAGGCCGTCCGGCTGTTCCTGAAGGAGAACCTGGCGGACTGGCTGTTCTGGATCGACACCGACATGGGGTTCGCCGCGGACACGGTGGAGCGGCTGCTGGCCGCCGCTGACCCCGTGGAGCGGCCCGTGGTCGGGGGGCTGGCGTTCACGCAGAAGGAAGAGGAATCCGACGGGATGGGCGGGTGGCGGTGCCGCGCCGCCCCGACGGTGTTCGACTGGACCGTCCTGGACGACGGGCAGATGGGCTTCAGCGTGCGGTGGAAGTACCCGCCGGATCAGCTGGTGCAGGTCGCGGGGACCGGTGCGGCGTGCCTGCTGGTCCACCGCGGCGTATTCGAGCGGATCGAGGCCGAGTATGGCACCTGGTATGACCGGGTGCCGAACACCACCACGAAACAGGTCGTGTCGGAAGACCTGTCCATGTGCCTGCGGGCCGGGGCGCTGGGCATCCCCGTCCACGTCCACACCGGGGTGCGGACGACGCACCAGAAGATCCTGTGGCTCGCGCAGGACGACTACTACGGGCAGGTCGCGCTGTCGCAGATCGCCCCGCCGGTCCCGCCGGCGACGGAGGAGACGGCGGTGATCGTCCCGGTGCTGCGCCGCCCGGGGAACGCGGCGCCGTTCATGGAGTCGCTCGCCGCGTCCGGTGCGCCGCTCGCCCGCGTCTATGCGGTCGCCGACGCGGACGACACCGAAACCGCCGCCGCGTGGAAGGAAGCCGGGGCGCAGGTCCTGACCTGGCACGGGCCCAGCCCGGGGACGTTCGCGCAGAAGGTCAACGTCGGCTACCGGGCCACCGCCGAGCCGTGGCTGCTGCTCGCCGGCGACGACGTGAAGTTCCACCCCGGGTGGCTCGACCAGGCGCAGCACGCCGCCCGCGACGGCGCCGACGTGATCGGCACCAACGACCTGCACAACCCGCGTGTCACCGCCGGAGAGCACTCGCCGCACCCGCTGGTCCGCCGCGCCTACATCGACGAGCAGGGCGCGTCCTGGGATGGCCCGGGCGTCGTGGCGCATGAGTCGTACCGCCATTGGTTTGTTGACGACGAGCTCGTGACGGCCGCGAAGCAGCGCGACACGTGGGCGGCGGCACCGCACTCCAAGGTCGAGCACCTGCACCCGCTGTGGGGCCTGGCCGCCGACGACGAGACGTACGCGCTGGGCCGTGAGCACATCGAGGCGGACAAGGCGCTGTTCGGGAAGCGGCTGGCCGAGCACAGTGCATGAGCAGGCAATGGCGTGGATCGCCAAGTACGCCACCAGCGAGCCGGTGACGGTGCTGGACATCGGCGGGCGGGACGTGAACGGCTCCCCGCAGCAGCTGTTCCCCGCCGCCGCCGTCTACACGGTCCTGGACATCCGCCCCGGTGACGACGTGGATATCGTCGCGAACGCCGCGACATGGGACCCGGACGGGCAGCAGTGGGATCTGATCATCGCGGCCGAGACGTTCGAGCACACCGCGAGCTGGCGGGCGATCTGCCGCACCGCCTACGCGGCGTGCGCCCCCGGCGGCCGGCTCATCATCACCACGGCGGCGCCGGGACGCCCGCCGCATTCCGCGGTGGACGGGGAGTTCCGGCTGCTGCCCGGCGAGCATTACGCGAACATCCGCCCGGCCGAGCTCGAGCGGGTCCTGATAGAGGCGGGCTGGGCGGATGTGGTGGTGGACGTGCAGCCGTCCCCTGCGGATGTCCGCGCCGTCGCAGTGAGGCATAGCTGATGCACCTGCCCTGGCGTGACATGCCGCCCGCGGCGGGCACCCCGGCAATCTCCACGTCGCTTACCGGGGCAGAGGCGGCGGCCCTGGCCCGGCTCGCGGCCGGCCGGGACGTGCTCGAGGTCGGGTCGGCGTTCGGGTTCTCCGCGTGCGTGATGGCGCTGGCCGGGGCCCGGCACGTGACCGCGGTCGACCCGCACACCTGGCTGGACTCCCACGAGGCGATGGTGTCGAACCTGGCCGTGACCGGGGTGGCCGGCCAGGTGACGATCATCCGCGACTGGTCCCCGGCCGCCCTGGACGGGCTCGGCCCGTTCGGGCTGGCGTTCATCGACGGCGACCACGGCGCGGCCGCTGTCATGGCGGACGTGGAAGCGGCCCGGAAGGTGCTGGCCACGGGCGGGGTGCTGGCCTGCCATGACCTCGGGGAGGACTGCTGCTGTCCGGGTGTGCGGCAGGCGCTCGAGGCGCTGTTCCCCGCCGGCCCGTCAGAGCTGGTCGACACGCTGGCCATCTACCGGGAGGTCGCGTGAAAGTCCTGGTCACCGGGTCGTCCGGGTTCATCGGTCAGCACCTGTGCGCGGAGCTGGAGGCGCGCGGCCATGCGGTCGTCGCGTTCGACCGGCCGCAGGGGGACGTCCGCATCCCCGCCCGGCTCGATCTCGCGTGCCGCACATCCGGGGCTGAGGCGGTCATCAACCTGGCCGGGGTCCTGGGCACCCCGGAACTGCTCGGGTCCGAACGTGCCGCCGCGGAGGTCAACATCCTCGGCGCGGTCGGCGTGTACGACGTCGCGGCGAAGCTCGGCATCCCGGTGGTGCAGATCGGCACCGGGCACAAAGGGCAGCCGAACCCCTACGCGATCACGAAGGCCTGCGCGGAGGACCTGGGGCTGGCCCGGGCGCGGTGGCTCGGCGAGAAGGTCACCGTCGTGCGGGCGTACCACGTGTACGGCCCGGGCCAGCTCCCAGGCCCTCCGCACGGCCCGGCGAGCGTGCACAAGTTCTTCCCGACGTTCGCGTGCCGCGCGCTGAACGGGCTGCCGCTGGAACTGTGCGGCGGCGGCGGGCAGCTCATCGACCCCGTGCACGTCTCAGACGTGGCCGCAGTCCTCGCCGACGCGATCGGCGGCCCCTACGGGCAGGTCACGGAGGCGGGGTGCGGGAAGCCCGTCAGCGTGGCGCAGGCAGCCGGGGACATTGCGCTGGCGGCCCCGGACCTGACGCTCGAGGCGGCAGCGAGGCACCCGTGGAAGGAACGCATCATCGACGCACCGGGCCGGCCGGGTGAGCCACATGACGCCGAGGTGGTCGCCGCGGCACCCGCGTGCCGGAACCCGTGGCCCTATCTCGTCCCCGAGACAGTGGAGTGGTACCGGCAGTGGCTGACCCGCTCGTAACCGTCATCACGCCGACGTGGCAGCGGCACGAACTACTGCTGCACCGGGCTATTCCGTCGGTCGCCGCCCAGGACTACCCGGCCCTGGAGCATGTGGTCGTGTCCGACGGGCCGGACGAGGCGCTGCGGGAAGAGTTCGCCGCGCGGCCGGGAGTGCGGTTCGCTGAGCTCCCGGAGCATGACCCGGAGGCGCAGTGGGGGCATCACGCCCGGCTGCACGCCCTCGACCTGGCCAAAGGCGACTACATCGCCTACCACGACGATGACAACTCCTGGCACTCCTACCACGTGCGGCTCCTGGTCAGGGCGCTGGAGGAGACCGGCGCGGACTTCGCCTACCCGCTGATGGCGGTCCACGGCCGCGGCGAGTACGTCATCGGCTCGGACCCGCCGGCGGAAGGCCAGATCGACACATCCATGATCGTCCACCGCCGCGGCCTCCTCGACGTGGCCACCTGGCGGTGGTACCCGGGCATCCCGACGATCGACTGGGACCTGGTGTCACGGTGGATCGCCGCCGGGGCCACCTGGACACGCGTCAACGCGGTGACCTGCGACTACTACTTTCACGGCTGAGAGGGGTGACCGGATGCTGGTGCCGCTGCTGACCGCGATGACGGACTGGTACTGCCCCAACTGCGGCATCACCCTGACCGCCCCCGAGCCGCCGCCGGGGCAGTCCAAGTTCCACGTGTGCGGGTCGCTGCACGGGCTGACCGCCCCCCTGATCCGGGCGGGGGTCCGGTGCAAGGTCGAGGCCGAGGAACGGCAGGACTACCTCGGCCGCGAGATCCAGGCGGCGGGCGACGACGGCAAGCCGTACATGGCGGTCCGGACCACCCGCGATGACGGGTGCGACCTGGCGGTCAACGCCGGGCTCGCGCAGGCGAGATTGGGAGATTACCGGTGAGCGAGCAGCAGGAGCAGGACGAGACCCCGGCGGTCACCGTGCAAGCGGGACTCGCCACCGCGGCAGGCTCGGTCACCGGGCCGGAAGACGAGGACTGACCCATGGCATTCGGCGCTACCTCCGCGATCTTCCAGCAGGCGATGCTGAACCCGATCATGGGCAGGCTGTGGACGACGGCCGCGCCCACCACGTTCGCGAACCTGAGCGCGGACACGGTGAACGCGGCGCTGTTCAACAACACCACCACCCCGGACAAGACCGCCGCGGTCGGGTCGACCGGGTTCAACACGGGCGTGTGGATCACCGCCAACGAGGTCACCGACGCCACCAACTGGGTCAGCGGCGGGCGGCCGCTGGCATCCAAGGCGTTCAGCATCGACACCGGCTCCTCGTCCGTCTGCTTCCAGGCCGCGGCGACCGCCGGGGCGGGGAACGTCACCATCGCCAACGCCTACGGCTGCCTCGTCTACGATTCCACGATCACCGCCGGGACGGTCGCCAAGCAGGCCATGTGCTACAACTCGTTCGGCGGCGCCGCCCAGGGGGTCACTGCCGGGACCTTCACGATCCTTTGGGCGACCGTGGGGGCGCTGACCAACGTCGTCGTGTTCAACGTCACCGTCTGACCTGCGATGCCGTTCCTCACCGGGAAGGCCGGGTCCGGCACCGGGTCCTACCTGACGGATGAGAACGGCAACCCGTACCTGCTCCGCGGGGACACCATCTGGGCGCTGCCGGTCATGGCGGGGTCGGCGGGCGGGGCGGTGACCTGGCAGTCCGACATCGACGCCTACTGCGCGACCCGCGCGGCGCAGGGGTTCAACGCCCTGTACATCGCGGCTGTCAGCACCAGCAACTACAGCGTCGGCGCGACCAACGTCAACGGGAACACGTGGGACGGCGTGTCACCGTTTACCGGCGGGGACCCGGGCAGCCTGAATAATACGTACTGGCAGCGGGTCGACTACATCATGGCGTCGGCGGCGGCGCAGGGCATGACGGTGCTGTTCAACCTGATCCCGTCCTATGCCGTGGAGAACGCCGGCGGGCCGCTGAACGGGAAGGTGGCCGCCGATTTCACCAACCTCGGCACCGCGCTGGGCAACCGGTACAAGACCGCGCCGAACCTGGCGTGGTTCATCGGCGACGACTATTTCGATGATAAGCAGAGCCTGTACGGCGCGGCGGTCGCGGCGATCAAGGCGACCGGCGACACGCACCTGTTCTCGCAGGAGAACTACTCGGAGTCCACCAGCCGCACGGACATGCACAGCCACGCCGCGCTGCCCACCAACGGCGCGAATGTGGATTTCAACTTCGGCTACAGCTACAACGTGGGATATCTCGCTATCGAGGATGGCTGGCTGGAGTCGACCCCGATCCCGGTGATCCACGGCGACGGGATCTATGACACCGACTCGGCGCCGGACCTGCACCGGAACCTGCTGTGGTGGTACCTGTCGTCGGGGGCGCGGGGGGTCATCTACGGGCGGGAGGCGATCTGGTCGTGGCCGGCGACCGCGCTGGCGGCGCTGACGACCAACTTCGTTGACAACACCCTGTGCGGCGCCGTGTTCAACGCGTTCGCCGGGCTGAACAACTGGCACAAGCTGGTCCCGGACACCACCAGCGCGCTGGTCACCGCCGGGCGCGGCACGCACGCCGCGGAGTTCACGTCCGGCGGCGGCGGCGGGCAGTACACCAGCGGCAACACGTACGTGTCCGCGTCGGTCACGGCGGATAAGACCCTGGCCGTGATCTACATCCCGTCGAACGTGACGATCACGGTGAACGGCGGGGCGATGCTGGCCGGGTTCGGCGCGAAGTGGATGGACCCGTTCACCGGGGCGACGTCGGTGGCGACGATCGCGTCGACGTTCAGCAATGCGGCCGCCAACTCCGGCGG